GAGTAAAAAAGTTGTGACTAGGGAAGGCTTTGGCTCCAACTGGTATGAATGGTTTAGAGCCTGGAAGTGGGGAAGAGGCATTGAGTTTGTTAGCCATGAGCCACCCAAGTTAAATGTGAATGGGCTGATGATTCCCAGGGGAATGACAGAAGCTTGGGGCTTGATCTTTGATCATTTTGCCTACGCCACAAAGGAACAAGCACAATTCAAGGAAGATTTCTATGGCTATAAGGGACTGGTTGAAGGATGGGAGAAGCTACAACAAACAACCAGCCCAGTTAGGTTGAGGGACTACTTCTCATTCATAACAGACAAGAGCGTTGTTGATGACTCAGCCTAGAACAATCAAATACAGCCAGAGGCTTGGGGATGTGCTTAGATGCCTTCCAGCTTGTAAGTATTTAGCAGACCAAGGGCATGAGGTGTTCTTTGATTGCTTTGCCCAATATCATGGTGTCTTTGAAATGGTTTCCTATGTAAAAGCTGGCCATAGGCAGGGAGTCACTATTGACCTGGAGATTTGGCCAGCCAGGTATGAAGAGTTTATAAACAGCAAAAAGACCTGGCACGACTTTGTTTATTCCCACAACTCAATCAAGGATGCAGACAGAACTAACATTATCCTGGACAGACTAGAGAAAACACCAGCAGAAGGGCTACCCTCAAATTATGTCTTGGTTGCACCATTTGGCATAAGCCAATCATACAAAAGAGACCCAACCCTAATTATACAGGATGCAGTTAGAGAGTTTGGCATGGATAAGGTTATTGTTTTATGCCCATCAGAGGTAACTATCCAGGGGCTTAGAACTTACACTGCTCCAACAATTCAAGATATGGCAAAGGCAATTAGGGATGCAGAAGAGTTCCTGGCTGTTAATTCAAGCCCAATTATCCTGGCATCTGCTGTAAGAGATGGGAAAACAAGCAGACTCTATGGAGAGAAATTTGAGCATAAAGTTCAGAATGTCTTTGATTTTGAGGGGCTTGTAATAATAGATTGACAGGGGTGGTGGGGTGTGGGTGGCTTAATCCAAACTTCCTATTTCAGTTCAGACTTGAACTACATGATAATAGACCTGTGGCAATCTGTCACTGGTCTTGGTTCAAATGCTGTTTCTGCCAGTGTAACAGACTTGGCAGTTTCATCTGAACTGGATGTGGGTGGAGATGTTTTTAGAATTACACAGAGTGCAGTTGTCTGTGCATCCATGATTTCTGCCCCTGTAATTGGAAATCTTTGCACGGTATCTGGTATTGAAAGGATGATTGCTGGATTCTCACAATCCACAGACGGCCTTTCTTATACAATAGACTTGGCAGAGATTACAACCTAACACCATGGCTTCTATTGAAAGAGAGGTTGAGAATGGGCTTCTCAACGCTGTCTCTGCTGTAACTGGTCTGAATGCCTACACAAGTGAAAGAGGAGATGCAAGACTACTCCCCAACATGGTGGCACAAGCCCAGATTGGTTCTGAAGTTCTCGGCCCCTTTACAGGTGTTTTTAGCATCCCAGCAACCATTACCTATACAGCCAGGGCTGATTCAACAACCAGGGTGGCATTCGATGCTAAGTTCCAGGACATCATGAACGAGCTTTATAGGGCTCCAGACCTGCCAACCTACATGACAAATGTTTCAAGCATCTCTGTCTATGTTGCTAAAGTAACAAGTGAAAGCCCACAGATCATTGCCCAGAATAGAACCTGGTCAAAAACAATCACCCTAGACATCAGTGCAACAGCTAAAAAATGAGCCAATCAATTCAACTTAATCTGGAGAATGCCATTGCAAGCATTCTTTCCAGTGTATCCAATGTTAATGTTTATACTGCCAATCGCGTTGGAGGTAGGCTTTTCCCATATATAACCATCCAAGCATCAATCAACTCCCAGCTTCTTGGGAATTATACTGGTGTTTATGATTTGAATGTTCTGGTGAATTATTCAGATACCGCTGATAAGATTACTCAAGAGGGTTTTGATTCAAAGTATTGTGATATATTCAATGCATTCTATGAGCAAACACCAACCTTGGTAGTTAAGATTCAGAATGCAATATCAAGCACAAAGGTATTCATGGCTAGGATTGTAAGCCAGACCCCATCCATAAGAACAGACAAGGATGCATGGCAGAGAGGCTTAACATTGAATGTGTTTGCAACACCACAATGATTGCTATTTTACTCATCTCTATTTCTTTTGTTTTTTGCTCATGCTCCCCAGTGCAGGTGCAGGAATACAATCACCAGACTAAATACCCAAACACACCAACCATGGGAGATGCTGACAGGGCTGGAGCCTTATGAGTTCTGAGGTTGATTGGTCAAAAGTATCTGATGAGGAGAAGATTGGGGCATTATCTTATCTTTTTGATGAGGGATTTATTGAGGCTTACCAAGATGAAAGTGGTGAATGGTTCATTAGGGTCACAGATGCAGGTTCAGAACTATGAGTGAAAATGACTCCAGTGAAATAAAGGAGCGCCTGGCCAGGATGGAAGAACGCCAAAAGAACATTGGAGCCATGCTTGAGATGAGTCTTTCCAGGTATGCAGACCTTGTGAACAGAGTAAATACCCTGGAAATTCTGAAGCACAGAATGCTTGGAATGGTTGCTGTATGTGGATTCCTATTCACTATTGGATGGGAAATCATCAAATCAAAATTTCTTACTAAACCCTAACTTGACATAAAGGAGACATTACTATGCCCGCAACGACTATTGGACAACCCGGATTGGTATTCGGCGCAACCACTGAAGGAATTGGACTAGTTCAAAGCTTCAGTGAAACACGCAACATTGAGAAAAATGAAATTCGCGATCGGACTGGCGACATCGTTGGAATTGCATACTACAATGCAACCACTGGATACAGCCTCTCTGTTGCTGTAACTGGTTCCTTTGTTGTGACCGCCGGAGCCGCCTTGGCCGCCTTGGCTAATGCAACCACAGCAGTTGGCACTGGTTCCCTCCGCATTGATTCCATCACCATTAACAAGAGCAATGATGCCTTTGTTACCCTGGACATCAGTGCCACTGGATACCCTAACGTAAGTTAATAAAAATACTGGGTTCAATCCCCAGATCATGAAATCCTAAAATGGAAGGCCATACTTACTGGGGAACCACAAATCTCAAAGTTGCATCTGCCGTTGCGGCGTTTGGTGCAAAGCCCAGACCTGTTGATCCTGTAACCAGGGTAATTAGAGATGGACAGCAACAAGTAACATTTTGGTTCATATCTGATGGCAATGGAGACATTGCAAAGAAGGAAATGGAAAGAACCTGGGCAGATATGCAATCTGACCAGGAATCTCCAATCAGATATGTTAGAGCGGCCTTGGAGAATCGTGAGACACTTCTTGGTCTTGTGAAGCGTGCAGAGCCAATAAGAATTATCCAGATAGGTGGGCAAACCCTCATGGTGCCGGAGAATGCCAGCCCAGAAAGAAAGAAGGCACTTTTAAGACACATATGAACGACATCCTAGAAGAAGCATTAGCATCAGCCTTTGTGGCTCCACAAAAGCAGTTTAAGGGAGAAACCCTTGCACCATATACAGAAGGCTCCAGGCTTCTGATGATACAGGCCAGGAGTGACGAGGACTCAACCGCATTCTTTGTCTGGGCTTTTGTGTTCCTTCATATTCAGATTCAGAAGAATAGAAAAGAGGCAATCAAACTTTGTTGGAATAAAGACCTATTCAGAGAATCTGTTCTTGATTGGATTGCAGATAAAACAGATTCGGACAGGGAGGATGCAAGCAATCTTGTTGCATCAATTCTTGATGAGGCAAGCAGGGGGCAGGTTGAGCCTATACCAACCCCAGGGACAACAACCCAGGGAAACTAACACTGCCAACTGGAATAGCGGCATCTGTATTCTCGTTGGCACAAAGAACAGGCTGGAGTATTGACTATATTATGTGGGAGCTTCCAATCAGCTTATTAAACCAGGCAAACCATGTTCACCTGTGGATGTCTGGTTTTAAGTTGAGAAGGAGGGGTTATTTAGATACTGCCAACATTAAAGACATTGAAAAACAATTAGGCTTATGAGCTTCAAACTAGATACCAGGCAATTTGAAAGAAGGCTGGAGCAGTATGTTCCCCTGGCCAGAAAAGATATAACCAATGAGCTTAATAGACGCTCAGCCAACATCCTCATGAAGGCAATTGCAAATACAGAAAAAGCCAGCCTGGGGGCTCTAAGATCGTTATTCTCTAGGAGTGCAACGGTAATGAGGGCAACAACAAACAAGAAAACAGGCATAACCAGGATTTCAAGGCCAAGGCAGAAAGTTGTCCATGGAACCATGGATGGCTACAGAATAGCCAATTATAGAAGGAACATAAGGATGGGCAGAAGGCCAACAGGGAACCCTCCTGGTGGTGGATTAGGTGGGGCATCAATGAAGGCATACATAAGGAAAACATTCAAAGCCTTGGGCAGTGCAGTTGGTTATTTGAAATCTGGATGGTTGCCAGCATTGAGAGTTTTCAAGCAAGCAGGTGGAGCCAAAGACTCTGCAAAATTAAAGGGCAAAAAGGGAACAGCCAGCTTTGGTGGCGGGGTAAGGGCAACTCCTGGTGAAACTATGAGAGCCTACTTTTACTCCACAGCCAACCCCAGGACATTTGCAAAGGGGCCGGTGTCTATTGAATCCAGGCTAAATACAGCACTGCAAAAGGCAGTGGATGAAGAGACACAGGATATGATGGTCTATATATTCAGAAAAATACAGGAGAGGGCTGACAAAAGCCTAATGTCATGAAGAAGATTGCAGAAGGAGAGCTTCTTGTCCATACACAGAAGTCTGCCAAAAATGTAGATAGTCTGAGAGCATACCTGGCAAGTCTTCGGGCTGAATCCCAGAGGGCAAGTGTAAGCATGGATGGTCTTGCCAAAAGCATACTACAGGCTGGGGCAAGGGGATTGTCTTTAGGCAAGGTAGTTAAGGGCTTAGCTGGTGCGGCTGGTTTTGGTGGCTTTGGGGTGGCCGCCTATCTTGCAATTGATAAAATGACTAGAGGGCTGGTGGATGCCCAAGAGGAGTCAGATAAACTTGCAGAGACACTGAACAAGGCTGTTGGGGCAAAGGCCGGAGACAGCATCCAGGGAACCACGCAAAAGATGCAATCCCTTACTAATGCCATCAATGAAAGCAAGGCGGCAATCGGAGGCCAAGGAGCAATGAACTCCATAGCCGCGTTCTTCTTTAATGATGATGCAGACAAAGCGGCCAAAGCCTTTGAAAAGGCAGTTGAAACCAGAATTTCTCTTGGTGATAAACTCATAAAGCAAGAGGCAGAAAGAATTGCCCAGCAGAAAATCATCATGGATTTGGATGATGAAATGGCTGAAGTATTTAAGATCAACATTGAGACAAGGAAAAAGCTTGGAGAGATTGAGGCTAATGATGCACTTACTTCACAACAAAAGCTTCAGATGGCAAATCTTGCCAGGGAAGAACAGGCAGACAAGCTGAGAGCATTAAGGCTCAAGAAGGAGGCTGAAGCTGATAAAAAAATCTTTGAGGAGAAGAAGAAGAATGATGAGGAGTCTGCAAGGCTTTCAATCAAAATTACAGATAATCTGATTAAGCAAGAGGAGGCATTGTTTGAGAAGGGTGCTAAGGATTTTAAGGATGCACAGGAAGAGAAAATTAAGGCGGCGGAAGAGGCAAATAGACAAGTTGCAGAAGCATCCAGAAAGGCGGCTCAAAAGATAGCCGAGCAAGACGCCCAGGCAGAGAAGGACTTTGAAAATAAATCCAAGCTTGGCGGTGGATTATTGGGGTCTACCAAGGGGGGACAACAAGCCCTAGACACGGCAAGGAAGAAGAGGGAGAGCCAAGTTAAGAAAGAGGACTTCAAGACACAAGAAAAATTTTTCAATAACTTGGCTGATGTAGAGAATATGAAAAGAGAAAAGGCTGGACTTCCGCTAGTTACAGCACAAAGCATGAGAGAAAAGGTTGCCGCACAGCAAGCCGCTGGCGAGATGCCTTCATTGGGAGAAAAAATTCAAGCTGGAATGGCTGGAACTGACCCATCGAAACTTGCCAGCATGAATGCACTATCTAAATTTGAAAAAGAAAGGGCTTTCCCAAAGGCTGGGGCAACCCAAACAGCTACTGGGCATCTTGGATATGAAAAAACCAGCCTAAGCGAAGACACTTTACAAGCAATTATGAGTTTAGTTGATCTTATGAAGTCTGGAACCGTGGTGCAATAATATGGGATTCTCAATTGTTGGCTCATCTCTTAACTCGTCCACGACAGCAAAGGTTCTGCAGAGGCAGAACTTCAACAAAGAACCCAATGGCCTGGAGACAATCATCGAGGCTTACGCTATTAAGACAGAGAACAGAGATTTAATAGTTCCAGAGAAGGACACACTCCATTCTGCGTTCTCATCCTCTACAAAGAAATACTCTAGAATGGTCGTAGAGTCTGTAACCACAGAGGAGCAAGACGGAGGCATAACTCAAATGCTTGTTACTTATGTTGGACTAACCTCATCAACTGGATTGCCACCAGCTATTGTAAGGCTTATTCCCACTCCGGGTGCTGGTGTATATGGCCCGCCACTTGTTATTGAGGCAGAATTTGTTACTGATGTAGATGAGTCATTATTTATTAAAGGAAATATCAGCGAAACTTCGTCTATCAGCTTGGGCAACATTGGCTTTGGCTCGGTTAATCAAATGCCACCATTTATCAATGGAACTAAAATGCCGTCCAATCCAAGAGAGCCATTCAAAAGCTCCAATAACATTTTTATAAATCAATACTTTGGCTATTGCACGCAATCACATAGTTGCGAAAGAAGGGGATTATTCCTTATTGCAAGAGTGGTATATGTCGAAACTCAAATTACTTTTGCTTAATAATATATTATGAGAGAAAGCCAACTAAACGAACTTCAAGGCACTAGCATTCTTACGAAGTCATTTTTTAACAAGCTGATTAGAAGGATTGAATGCACAAAGCCCCTTGCTGGTGATGGAATTACCATATCAGAAAAAGAGAATGGGTTTGAAATCTCTGGTGGCGGCATAGGTGGTGCAAGCTTTGCTGGTTATTCAGCAATCACTCTCAATGTCTGCTCCAATGGGACACCATCTACCATTTTGGTTTTTGGTAAGGGCTAGAATTGACACACTAGGACACTTAAATGGCTCAAAGTTTAGACATTTTTATTGATGTAACTAATGGCAACCTGGTTGCTGGGGGTTCAGCTAGGAATGGAACATTGCCCACACTTACCCGCAACGACTCCTATAATCTTCGAGTTCGACTACAAGAGAGAGATGCAAGCGGTTTTCTTAGAGATTTAGATACAACTGGTTCTTCAATTAAGCTTGGTATTGGTGGGATTGATGACGGCCCCAGTGATGGAGCCTTTAAGCTTGTAATCAATTCTGTAACTTCAAATGCAATTACTTGGAACTCTGATGAGGCTACGGTTGCATCCAGGATTTTTACAGCAGTTTCAAACAATGTTTCTACTTGCACTATTTATGGCCTGGAGCCAGATGCCTACCTGCTTACTGCAACACAGCCAAACACTGCCATGTCTTTTGGTGGCTCAAGCTTCACTCTTTTCCCAACCAGTTCAGTTATCATAAGCACCCGCCGCTACCCTGCACCCAGCGTGGAAGCCCAGCAGGTGATTAAGCTTCGCAGAAATCCAGCAGTATATTCTGATTCATTTGTTGCATCTTCTGTTTCTGGTGTTGTCTCCCTGGCAAGAACTCAAATTGGTTCAACTACATTTCCAAGGAATGAAACTTACAACCTTGCAATTGGTGCAGATGCAGAGGGTGGTTCAGTTATCCTATCCTATAATAACAACACGACAACAGCCATTCCAATTGGCTCTAGTGCCGCCAGCTTTGCTGAAGCCCTTACTGCTGTCACTGGAATTGGAGCCAACAATGTTTCTGTTGATTCTGGAAACAATGCTGGAGATTACTCAATTTCTTTTGTTAGGGCTCTTGGCTCCCAGGCTTTGCCATATCAATTGGTTCTTGATTCTACTGGTGTTATCTATGGGAGCTATCTTGTGGCGTCAGTCACCATGGCAACATCCGAGCTCGACGAGCTTTTTGCTGAGGCTGGAACTGATACCATTACCCCCACCATTGAGATTGAGCTTACCCAGGGTGGAACCCCCAAGACGGTTTACCAGGGAACAATCAGTGTTCGCCGTGACCTTATCACCACAGGGGCTGTAGTCCCAGCAGACCAGGCATCGTACTACACCAAGGCTGAAGCTAATGCCCTTTTTGTTGAAGATTCAACTTCCAATGTTGATGCAACCAATAGGAAGCTATATAACTCTAGTGGTTCAGTATTCTTGGATTGGCAGAACAATAGCATTGGAACTGGCTCAACCATCCTTGACCTTTCTGGAACAGCCGTAACAATCACAGACAGCTACAACATTGGGATTGGTTCAACCACTGGAACAAAAATTGGGGTTAGCACAGCCTCAAAGCTTGCCTTCTTTGGCTCTACTCCAATCACTCAACCCGCAAATCCAAATGTTGTAACCAATCTGGTAAATCTTGGACTGCTACAAAGTGGCTCGACTACCTATGGAGTGCTTCCGCTTTCCTCTAGGACACTTACAGCAGTAACTTATACCACATTTGGACTAGTTCCATCCAATAATGTTATTTCTAAAACAATTACAATTACTGGATGCCAACTGAATGACATTGTTTTGCTTGGGTTGCCCGCTGATATTGAGGAAGGGCTTGCTTTTAGTAGTCACGTTGTTACTGCTAATCAAATTCATATTGATGCTCTAAATGTTACTGGAAGTGGAAAGACACAAAATGCAACAACATTTAGAGTCACCATCATCGGTTATTAACTAGGGGCTAATGCCCTAACGAAATCCTTATGGCTCAAGTTCTCCACGCTAGTGCAAGTGGTTATTTCCCTGCTTGTATTCAGACTGCCCCAGCAGATAAGAGCAATCTTGTTGGTGGGACATTGGAACAGATAATGGAATTGTATTGGAGGGTGAAGGCTTGGAGGCTTGATTCCGTATCTGGGAGCATAGATATTGATGGAGAAATTATTAACTATTCTGCATCACAGCAAACGCTTGGTTCTGTTAATGCAATAAGTGAAACAAATCTAGTATGCAATCCATATCCACTTATTTCCGCAACAGCAAATTATTTATTGAACGGAAGCGATAATCTATCACTTGATGTAAGTCTGGGTGGTAATTTCTACAAAGAAAATGAAATATATTATATGGAACTTTATTTCAATATGCTTTTTGTTACTACTCAAATTACGACATATGTTCCATTTGTAAGTAGTGGCGGTCAGGTTGGTTCTCTTACAATAAATGGGCTTTCCGTTCCCTTGTATGGAACCGTGGACGGCCCAGCAAGACCTATTACTGGAAATCTATCCGTATCAATATCTCCTATCGCATATTGGACTTATGCCCCTTGACCTTGACACCCCTCCTCTCTTATGGAACAAATCTTAACCTTCATTCAGTCGCAGGATATTTTTGCTTGGGTTGGTGCTTTGGTTGCCCTTCTTTCTGCCGTGATTGCAGTTGCCTCTTTAATTCCTGGTGATGAACCAGAGGCAACGCTAACTAAAATCGTTTCATTCCTTTCCAAGTTTTCGAGGAAATAAAGGATGTGGGAGGCTATTCTTGCCTCGCTTGCTGGAGTCATTGGCATTATAGCCTGGTGGACAAAGAATCGTGCCAAGACCCGCAGAGAAAGAGATGATGAACAAATTGCTTACAACCGCAGGCTTCGTGACTCGGAAGTCGATTCTTGGATTCATCGCAGGTAGTTTGATTTGTGGGTGTGCAACCACCCGCCCTTATGACCTTGGGCAAGTTCCCAACCAAGATTCAATCTCAGACTTCATCATGCGATGGGACAAGCTGGACAGAACCAAAGCAACTCAGCAAGAATACAGGGAATTATATGGGCAGACACTCAAAGCACTATCCAGGAGCCTAGAGGAGACAGAACGATACAAGTCTAGGCTTGAGGCACAATGACCCTAAAGCAAGCGGCTGAACGCTCCAGGGGGCATATAGAGCGTTTGGAGCCCACCTTTGGAGCCAGGGTGGCTAAGTGGTATTCAGAGTTGCTGGACAAAAAAATACCTGCTCTTATCTACTGCTCAGTCAGAACACCAGAAGAACAGGAGGAACTTTTCTCCAGGGGTAGAACCAAGCCTGGAACCAAGGTGACCAATGCCAGGGGAACACCAGCACAGAGTCTGCACATCCATGGAAAGGCCATTGATGCCGTGCCCCTGGCTCGTTCTTCTACTTGGGAATACTTCACAGCCTGGGATGATGAGCTTACCTATGGAGTCATGAGGAAAATAGGGGAGAAGCATGGCCTAAGATTCTTAGAATGGGAGACCCCACATTTTGAGGACGCCAATGTTTCTGGGTGGAGGGAGCTTGTTTTAATTCCAAAGAAAGAAATCCAAAAAGCTGTGAACAAAAAAACACCCTCTGTTGCTAAAAAGAATCCATGGTCTAGTCGTTGAGGATGACAAAGAGCATTGCTATTGTGGCTGATAATCAATTCACAGCTAGTCACCTACAGCACCTTCAGCAAATAAAGGCAGTGGCGGCTGATATGATTGATGATAAATATCGTCGTGGCCAGGCACAGCATGGTGGCAATTTATGGGGAATGTCCACAGCAAGGATTGTTGAAGCTTCTCTCGAGGAGGCAACGGACCAAATGACATATCTTCTCACGCTTCGTCAGCAGACGAGAATCATCATGGAACTTGCACATGAGGGCATGAAAGATGATTCAGTCTGTGCCACAACTGCCAGAGAGAATTGTAGGACAATCTGGTATGTTCTAACAGGTAGTGATGATGGCGCAAAAATTTAAGAAGTTCCTTGCTGTAACCTGTTCTCACGGCCACCTGGCTGATGCCAAGGCCACCAGGGCTGTGCTTGAGTTTAAGAAGAGATGGAAGCCAGACACCACCCTGCACCTGGGGGATGCCATCGACTTGGCCGCTTTTAGGGCAGGGGCAATGAGGTCTCCTGACTCAGCAGATAGAGCCGCCAGCATTGCAGAAGATTTCAATGCGGGGATAAACTTTTTAAGGTTATTAGAGCCCAATGTGTTTTTTGTAGGCAACCATGAGAATCGTGTTTATGAACACCAGTATTCTCCCAATGCAATCCTGGCTCATTGTGCCACCAGTTGCTTGGCTGACCTTCACCAGGTCTGTAAAGATTTGAGGGCAGAGATTGTCCAATACGACATCATGAAAGGCTGGAGGGAATATGGTGGCACATTGTTTGGGCATGGCTGGATGTTCAATGAGCACGCCGTCCGTGACCATGTGGAGATGATGAAAAAGCCCATTGTCATTGGGCATCTGCACAGGGTGGACAGGGCGGCTGGAAGAAGTGTGGGGGCTCCAGTGGGCTGGACAATTGGATGCCTGGCCAATGTTGATTCAATGACCTATGCCAGGAGAAACAGAAGCATCACCAGGTGGCAACATGGAATAGCCTGGGGAGAATACAATGATCACGATTGCATTGTGAATGTTCTTTCACCAACCAGCAGTGGAGAGTGGAGGTTCCCAGTATGAAATCCAAAAATAAATCATGGGCAAAAATAGGATTCAAAGGGGAGTGGGCTCAGACACTCCATAAGTTTCTTTCCAAACAACAAGATGATCTTCCTCCTGGCTGGCTCACAGCAGACAGCGCCTTAAAAAAAATGGGGCTGAGTGGTGCAGTGTGTAGCCAAAGAAATAAACTACTGAAGAGAATGTGTGATGATGGCTTTATAGAGAAAAAGGACTTCAGAATTTTTGATAGTTCTGGCAGAAGAATCACCCCAATCACTCACTATAAATTAGTCAAGGCTTCCTAAGTTGCTGATGGTCAATTAAATTCTCCTGAAGAAAAACCATTGACAAACCCTCAACATATGTTAAGTTGTGGGCATGACAAAAAACAACAAGTTCTATGAAGGCCAGTATGTGCTGGCCAATGATTTGATTGGGTTTGGAAATGGCAGAGAGAGGAGAGACCTTAGAGTTAGGGTTCTCAAAATCCTTGGGCCGTATGATGTGCTTGTTATTACTGCAAGCATCATTGATTCTGGAACCAAGCTAGTCCTAAACCCATCACAGCTTGAAGATGTAAATGATGAAGGCAACTGGGTTAAGGCCGCTCCTGGTGAGTATGCCCAGCCCATCAACTAAACCAACCAAGAAAGAAATAAATCCTATGCAAATACTTGAAAAGACAACTCAGAAAAGAAAGTTCAGTCAATCTTGCAATAGCAAGCAAGAGTTTTTTGACTTGCTTGTTGAGCTTCGTGACAAGGCAGAAAAGAAACAATACAACCCAGAGAATACATTTAGCAAAGAATATCAGCAGGGCTTTGGAGATGGAGAATGGAGTGTGCTTAATTCTTTGATAGATGAACTTGCAAAGTCACCAGACAGCAGAACCTACTAACCAAGATTAAAAAGTCATTGACACATTAACCACAAACCTTAAAAGAAAAGAGGAACACAAATGAATATATTAAAAGCGTACATCTTCATCACACTTGGAATGTTTATTGGCATGGGGATTTATTCCTGGATTGAGTTTTTGTCCAAATGATTATTGCAATTATCATTGGCATCTGCTCCATCTGCTTTGCTGTTCTGATGAACAGAGTAGGCAATGCTATCCAGCAACAGGAACAGCACAGGGAAAAGTTTGCCATGCTTGTTGCCCAGGAACTGCATAGGCTTGACTTAGCAATCAAACACAACAACAAGATGATTGCCCAGGCAGAGGCAATGCTTGAGCCAGAAACCAAGTGGTGGGGTAGGAACTAAGTTCTAAATGAAATCCTCAAAAGCAAACAAGAAGTTTGAGTTTATGTGGAGGGTGCTTCATGGCCAGGAACTTGTTGCAGAATATAAGTTCCACCCCACCAGGAAATGGAGGTTTGATTACTTCCACAAGTCTGGTGTGGCCATTGAGCTTGAGGGTGGTGTCTATACAGGTGGACGGCATACCAGGGGAGCAGGGTTCCTTAAAGACATGGAGAAATATAATGAGGCCGCAAGCAGGGGCATCCTGGTATTCAGAGTTCCCTCACATTCTATAACTTCTGAATGGCTCAAGCCAATACAGGCAACCATCAGTAAGGGTGGCTCTATGGCATACAATGTTTTACTAAACAAAATAAAGGAGACAATAAAATGAGTGAAGAACTGCCAACATTCTGGTATGAGGAGCCAGCCAATAAAAAGTTACCAGGTGAAACCACAGATGAATGGGTAGTAAGAGTGTTTGGAGCTTTCCCAGATACCGAGTTCGACCAGCGTAATGACTTTAGGTGTTTGAACTTACCCACAACCGCAAAAGAAAATGCCGAAGGTTTTGGCATCTTCGATTACGGACAAGACAAACAATAAACAAAAAGGAGAACAACCAATGAATGAACTAGCAGTAACTAATGGAAATGGCGTGCAAAATTACATGCGCCAGGCTACAGATGTGGCTGGTGTATGTAGGGAGATTGTAAGTGCCACAGCACAGAAGATTGGAACCAATCGTTATGTGAGAGTGGAGGGCTGGCAATCCATAGCTGTTGCACATGGATGTGTAGCATCAGCAAGAGATGTTGAAAAACTAGAGGATGGCTACAGGTGCATCGGTGAGGTCAAGAGAATGGACAATGGCCAGGTTATATCCAGTGCAGAAGGATTCCTGGGTAATGATGAGCCCATGTGGGCAAATCGTCCCACCTATGCCAAGCGTGCAATGTGCCAGACGAGGGCAATCAGTAGGGCTTGTCGTTCTGCATTTGCCCACATTGTGGTATTGATCGACAAGAGCCTCTCAACCACGCCAGCCGAAGAGGTTCCACATGGAGGCTTTGAGGATTTAAATACAGACAAGTATGAGAAGCCAATCAAATTGGACACGGTCAAGTCAGATGCAATTAGCAAGGCAGACTTGGCAGACATAACCAACAAGCTTAATGCTGTTGTGGTTAAGGCCAGTGGTGGTGAGCCCAGAGACATGGAGTTAAAGTTTGGCAAACATAAGGGCTCAACTCTCAGAGAGATAGCCGCCTTTGGTAACAAGGGCTTGGACTACCTTGAATGGTTAAGCAAGCAAGACCTAAAGCCTGGAGCAGATGGCAAGCCCTATAAAAACGACATCATCAGAAATGAAATCATAGCAGAGATTCTTATGGAGGCAGACTCCATTGCGAAAGGAAATCCCAATGACGAAATTCCTTTCTAGTGCCACTGAGTCTATTGGCTCCCAGATGCTAGGGGAAATCCCAAATATTCTGAGAGAGAACTTTGCAAAAGTATCAGAGGTTGAGCGTAATCGTTGTGCCGAACTTGTGCAACAGATTGCCGACTCCACTGAAGATCAAGTCATCAAAGATGTCTTGAATGATGTGGTTGTTGCCATAAGGAGATTGCAAAATGTCCGCTATTGATGTGGAGATTGCACAAACCAAATGGTCAATGCTGGTATGGAAAACATCAAAGGAGTTGCCTAAAGAAAATGAAAGAGTCCTCATGGATATTGATGGTGAGGTGCTTGGTGGTAGGTTCGTCGGCAGTCAGTTTGTTTCTAAAAACTGGAATGAAGCTGAAGCAAATGTTAGGATGTGGGCATCCTGGCCGAAAGCACCCAAATGGTAGCTTTCCTTTTGTCCATCGTGAAAGCTTTGTGGGACTTATTCGTAATCGGTTTAGGTTGCTTGAGCATCTATCTCACAATCATATTTCTGAGCGGGGTATTGTGGGATTTAGCAAAAGACACAATAGAAAGGATTAAGAAAAAGAAATGAGCGTAAAAAGATTAAAGCTTGTCGATGAGTTCCATGCAATTGTCTCCAAAAGATTAAAGGAGTTATTCAAGGACTTTGACCATGCCAAGCGGGAGAACTACAAGGACATCATCAGCCACCTGGACTATAGCCATCGTATAACTAAAGAGCTATTGGACAGAGCTAAGAAATATCAGAAGATTGCCCTGGAGGCCAGGAAATGACAAAGGATAGTTTCTGGTTTCCATTTGAGCCAAACAGGTGGCTTTCCAATGAGAAGCTTTCCCTGGTTAGCCTAGAAGCCAGGGGGCTTTGGATTCACCTGGTATGCCTAATGTATAAGGCCAACAGCAATGGAAGCCTGGTGATTGGTGGCAACATCCCAACCAAAGAACAGATAAGCAGAATGGTTGGCCAAGAGTCTGGGCATCTGGTTGATGAGTTGCAAAAGGCTGGTGTCTTTGAGCTTAAAGATGGAGCCATTCATCATCAAGGAGTTGCACAGGGATTGAATAAAATTAACTCAAAGATGGAGGCTTATAGACGCAGAGATGGGGCAAAGATGGATGATCTATCAACCAAAGATGAGGCATCTATTGAGCAAAGATGGGGGGAGAATAAGAATAAGAGTAAGAATAAGATAATACATATAGAGAGGGCGATACGCCCTAGTCTTTTGGAATGGTCTGAATATGCAACTTCTATTGGATGGTTTGGAGATTCAGTTGAGGGAGCTTATGACCATTACCAATCCAATGGATGGAAGGTGGGAGGCAAAGGCCATGTTAAGGATTGGCAAGCCGCCGCCAGGAACTGCTTCAGAAGAAACAAAACAACACACCAAACAAAAGGAACACAACCAATGAAACCAAAAACACAATACAAATCGTCTTGTGAGTCAGCACCCCTTTACAAGATAATGGGATTCTCAAGCTTCAATGAATGGCAGAAAGCTGGAGAGCCAACATCATGAATGACCTACACCTAGCACTACCAGCAACTATCTACAGGGTTGGTGAGCTTGAGAAGAAGCTTGAACAACTCATGCTTAAAATTGATTCAGCAAGCAATGCCCTGGGAGCCCAGATTACACAGATAAAGTCATGCATGGTTCTGAAGGATTCAGTGCCAAATGAGGAGGGTGCGATTGCAAACATCATAGTCCCAGAGGAACTTGCCTATTCAAAGGGGAAGAAGTTCAAGAAGGGCAAGACAATGTGCAGGGCAACATCAAACAAGAAAACAGAGATTGTTGCAAGGCGTTGGGCTTTATGGAAAGAGCAATACAATGCTGGAATCCCAGCCGCAGTGATTGCCAGGGCTTGGGGTTGTGACCATAGCACAATCCTTAATGCCAGGGACATGAACTGGCAGAACTACAAACTGAAAGGTTCAAAGAAATGAGCTTCCACTACGCATCTCAACTAACCATGCCCTTCATTGAGCCCACCCAAACACACCACCCCATCAAGGCAATAGGTTCCAAGCAGTGCCAGCAGGTATTGTCACACTTGCAGAGTGGCAAACCCATCACATCCCTGGAGGCACTGAAGCTTTATGGGATTTTTAGGCTGGCAAGCAGAATCCATGACCTTAAAAAGAATGGTATTGCAATCAAGAGCAGGGATGTGGAGACTGAGACAGGAAAGAAGGTGAGCCAATACTATGTTGATTAAAGACCTACCAAGCACCAGGAAAGAGGTTGTTCTGTTCAAGATACAGGTTCAAGACCTGCTATGCTGGAAGGAACTGCCAAAGGCTTACTCAACATTGGCAAGTGCAATGGCTAATGTTCCAGATAAGACAGCAAGAATTATGAAGAGGTCGGACAAGGGCTGGGAAATTGCCTGGAGCAACCAGTGAACATAGCCTTAATGACTTCAGACAAGCTTATTGGCTTTGTGTCTGGCATGATGCAAGACCAACCCAAAGCAGAAAGGCTTTGCTGGGAGATGACTAGGCACTACAGGGAAAGAAGCATTGAGCAAACAGACTTTGAAAAGGCATGGCATCAGTCTGTTTCAAATGGGACTCCAGACTATTCAATATATGATGGTGAAAGGTATGTTCCAGAAGCAACAGCCTGTTATCTTGTGTATGCCAAAAGATACATAAGGACATCTGCAAAATTCATCGAGGGCAAATGGCCTGTTAATGAAATATGGGATTTGGGCTGTGGCATTGGAGCATCCACTGCACTGCTCAAACTCATTTTCCCTGGAGCCAATGTGTTTGGAACACAACTGCCATCAGACCAGAGGAGAGTTGCTGAAGAGTTATCAAAGACCCATGGCTTTCAAATAGCAGATTTAATGAAAAGCAGTGTTGATGCTGTTGTGTTCATGCTTGATTATCTTGAGCATTTTGAATGCCCAACAGAACACCTGGAAACAATCATTGCCCAAAAGCCAAAGTTACTTATAATGGCCAATTCATTTGGAGCAACTGCCGTTGGACATTTCCCTAATTATAAAATTGGTTCTGAGAAATATCCAAACAAAGAAACAGGAAGAGCCTTCAGCAAGTGGCTTAAATGCAAAGGGTATAAAAAGGTTGAAACAGGATTCTACAACAACAGGCCAGCAATCTGGGAGAGGGCAGAATGAACATTGCAAAACAGGCCAGCCTCTTTGGTGCAGAACTTGAGCTAGACCAAGATGACTCAAAATACTCTACAAAGGTTGAGGCTCCTGTTTATAAGCCAAGTGAAAAGAAGCCACACCTGCTGGAACTTGTGGACATTTCAAAATCCAACAGCCTAATCAGACAGGTTCTTGCATCAAGCATTCCCCAGGATGAGAAGGAGTTTCTGATTGAGGCGGCCAAGAGGCACAGCGTGTTCAACTATGAAAAGATTGCAGACTACTATGCACATGCCTCACCAGAGACCCAGGCACTTATGGAAAAGTCTGCCCTGGTTATCATAGACTTTGGCAAGGCAATTGAGAGTGGCTATGTGAGGCTGTGTGATGAGATAAGGAACCAGTATCTTGAGCACGCAGAGTGATTTTGCCATCTTCATCCTAACTCATGGTAGGCCAACCAATATAAAGACCATGGCCACGCTAAAAGATTGTGGCTACACTGGAAAGCTTTACTTGGTGGTTGATGATGAGGACAAGACCCTGGACAAATACATTGCCAACTTTGGCAAGGATAGAGTGGTTGTTTTTAATAAGAAAGAGATGGCAGACCAGGTTGATGAGGGAAACAACTTCGATGAAAGAAGGACAATCACTCATGCCAGGAATGCCTGTTTCAAAATAGCCAAAGACCTTGGCATAAAATACTTCATGGAACTGGACGATGATTATATATCATTTGAATACAGGTATGTGAGCAGGTGTGGGGAGAAGCTGAAGGTTCACTATGTATCCAACTTGGATGCTGTGCTTGGTCTTTACCTTGAGTTTTATAAGGCAACAGGCTTTTCAAGCATGGCATTTGCCCAGGGTGGCGACTTCATTGGTGGTGTTGAAAACAAATATGCAACCAAGAAGCCCCTTATCAGAAAATGCATGAACTCATTTATATGCTCAACAGAAAGGCCATTCCAATTCATTGGTGCAATGAATGAGGATGTGAATACCTATGTTACCTTGGGCTCGAGGGGAGTGCTATTTGGCACTATTCCCATGATCAGCCTGGTTCAAACAGCCACTCAGAGTCAGAAGCATGGAATCACTGATATGTATTTGAGGTTTGGAACATACTGCAAGGCTTTCACCACGGTGATGATGCACCCATCCAGTGTTAGGATTTCCATGATGAATACCAGCAACCCCAGGATTCATCATTTGATTAAGTGGCAGAACACAACCCCAATGATTGTATCAGAGCAATATAGGAAGCCTGTGGGTAACTTGTGACCAATAAACCACAAACATTGACACCATAAACTCCAAAGCTAGGACAAATATATGCCCATTGAGTCAGCACAACTTAGGGCTGAAAGACTTTTAATTGAACTTTGCCCAGATAATGCAGAGTTTAAGAAGCTTACAGCCAAGAATAGAACTGAGGAACGCATAGATTTGCTCAGACAGGCAGTCGCAGTGCTGTTAATCAATGGTATTCCAACGGCAGTCATTGCTAAAATACTTAAAATTGGCCAAGGAGCAGTCCAATACCACGCCAGGTGGCTAGAAAAAAACGGTAAGATTGTTAAGCCAAAGAGATTTGCACACTGGATTGATGCAGAACAGGTGGCTATATGAGGTTCCTGGCAATGATTATTGCTATTTTGGCTCCATGCCAGGCGGCCAACATCCTTATTGAGCCTATTATCAAGCCTAAGAAGGTGATTAAGGCCAGAATTACAGCCTACTGGGCTCACCCAAGGCAAGATGAATGGACATCCAGGTATGAAAGTTCAACAGGCAAGAGGCTTGTGAGTGGCAAAACCTGTGCTGTAGACCCAAAAATCATCAAATATGGCTCCAGGGTAAAGGTGAATGGCAAAACCTATGTGGCTAAAGACACTGGCACAGCAGTGGTGGCAAAGAAGGCAAGCTATGGCAAAGCACCAGTAATTGACCTGTTTTTCTCAACCCAGAAGCAAGCAATGGTAGAACTGAACAGGGTAGGCAGGTATGCCTGGGTAGAAGTGGAAAATTAAACGGTATGAACCCTGGAAATCAAGACCCTGCAGATAGTATTTTGGCCAGCTACACCCCAGATATTGCTTCAGAAATTGATACTATGGAGGATGTGGTAAAGGAAAGGCTCTCCAAGATAAAGGGCATGAACCCATCTATTAGCCTGGATGAACTGGCCAAATTGGCCGCCCAGGTGATTCAAGACACCATCCAGGCAGAATTTAGTGGGCCGCTACTCAGAACCAAAAGGGATGATACCTTGGATGAGGCACTACTAGCCTTGGCTACCAACAGGAGTCCAGAAAGCCTCACTAGCATTGCCAAGAAATACATCAACCCACTGACAGGCAAGCCCTACACCAGGGCGGCTTTATCAGCCAGGTTGTCTGAGCTATCCCAAAGAACAGGGCTTGTGTTAAGGGTGCAGAGGTCTCAAAGGGTTAGGGAGATTTACAAGGACAGGGCTCTTAGGATTCACCAGAGAAGACGCCAGGAATGCCCCAAATGGCCAAAGGGAGCTTGGGAAAAGGGCATTAAAAAAACGGTAGGGAGGGGCAAAAAATGAGGTCTGGGAGCAAAGTTGTATGCCTGGATGACAGGTTCCCTACAGACATCCTGGTCTATTACACCAGCCTACCCATCAAGGACAGGGTGTATATCGTAAGGGACATGGGCATAGGCATTGGCTTGGACAACCAACCAGGGGAAGTGGTTGTGTACCTTGAGGGGCTTGAGAACCCATGCTCTAGTGTGCCTCCCCATGCTGAAAGAGGCTTTGCACAATACAGGTTTGCAGAATTGGAACCACCAGCAGAGGAAGCCCAGGAGGCACAAATGCCATGGGAAGCCTTTGCACAATAAGGAGACACAAGCACATGAGTAAGGCCATAGTTATGGACAATGAAAAGCACGTAGGAATGGAGCTACAAAAAACGGTAGGCAAGCTATGCCAGGCCAGGGAACAGGCAATCCAGGACATGGCAGAAGCCATAAGCCTAGCCGCTGATGCAGGGCAGTTGCTCTTATCAGCCAGGAGTGAGGGGTTAGACGTGGATGAAATCCTGGAAATTGGAGGCATAAACGGTGAGGAGGGCAGACGCCTGGAGAGGGTGGCCAAAGCCAAGGCCATGCTTGCCAGCCCCAAGCCAGGGGAACTCAAGCAGTTGTGCCTGTGGGCAGGTATCTTGCCAGACCCCATTGAAGGCTCAAGCCCTAGACCCCAAGCCCATTGGTTAGCCTATGTCTTTAAGGCCAAGCAGTGGGTAACCAAGAAGAGCCCATCAGCCTGGTCAGAAGCCCAAAGGCTAGAGTTCATTGAGGAAGCCAAGCCCCTGGTAGAGGCATGGGTGGAGGCAGGGGGGAGCCTGTGAGGAAGCCACGCCAGGCCACCTGGGAGCCCCGCCACAAGCCCTGCCCAAGGGGGCAAGCCCATGGACACCACAGCCCCATATCAAGGGGGGTATCTTGGAAGCCCCATCTGGGCAAGGAATAAACGGTAGCCTACCCATGGAATGCCCCCAGAATGACCTGCCAATACCCCAAACAAACAGCTAAATACATGCATATAAAGGGCTTAAAGAAGAAAAAGGCATGCTCTCTTGAGTAGAAAGATCACATGAAACCACTCCATTTGATGTGCTTTGGCATGACCTGGGGGGTTGCCTTGTTGCTAGGGGCTCTATATCAAGGCTTTATAAAATGCCAGAAAAGGCAAAACCGACCCCTTGATTTTAAGGCACTTACACAAGGAAGTGGCACTTACAGAAGCGTGGTTGTTGATAATACCCATACTTATGACTTAAAAAGTAATAGGTTCTGTAAGTTGTTGTCAATAAAAAACATAGATAACTTTTTACAGGTCATTTTTTCAGGTGGCAGGTTCCGAGCCACGATCATTTTGTGAGAGTTTCTTAAAAAAGCATATTGTAAAAAACTGATATAAAAAGATTTATGAATAAAGAACAAAAATACCCAATGCTAGTTCAGAAAAAAATCTCTGAACTTTTGCCAGCCTCATACAATCCCAGAAAAATTTCCTCAGATGCCCTGGGCAGATTAACCAAATCTTTGCATGAGTTGGGGAATCTCCAGCCCATTACCTGGAATGCAAAAACAGGCAGGGTTGTTGGAGGACATCAAAGGCTCAAATGTTATATGGCCATGGGAGTGGATGTTGTGGATGTCTGGGCAGTGTGGCTGGATGAGCAAAAAGAAAAGACAGCAAACATTGCACTGAATAAATTGAGTGGTGAGTTTGACCTGCCACAACTCAAAGACCTAATTGAGGAGTTAGACACTGGAGAAGTTGATTTAGACATTACAGGGTTTGGTGCTGATGAATTGGCAGAACTAATGGAACAAACAGCCCCAGAGGATGAGGGCAAAAAAGAAGATGGTGAGAAATGCCAAGCCTGTGGCAAGCCTTTGTGATGAATGAAGATTACCCTTCAGCAGTTAAATTAGTTTATGATAAGTCAAAAAGAGCTTTGCCAGAAATGGGGCTACAGCCCAGGGCAGGTTTCAAGAATGGTCAAAAGGGGAATGCCCCTGGAATCAGAAGCTTCAGCCATGAGATGGAGGCTGGAGAATATGAAGATGCCAAAGAAGCACGCCATTCCAATGGAGCCAGCCAAAGAGAACCAGGAAGAACCAGAGTCAGCAGGTTTTTCTGATGAGGATATATCAGCAACAACAAGCCTGGGCAGAGTTCTTAGGGCAGAAAGAATTGAACTATCAGCGGCCAGGAAGGTTGGGAAAGCCCTTAAAACAGACAACATCTTCCACATCAAAGCCGCAATCCATGCCCACAATGAAGCAAGGAAAGGATATGAAGATGCCAGGAGATGCCATGAAGAAGAAAAGACTAGGCTTCGACAAACACTTTCGGCAGACGAAGTTCAAGAAACTCTTTCTAAGTTCCTCTCTCAAATCCGTTCACTACTGGATGCTATGCCATCGTCAGTCGCAACCAGGGCAAACCCAAGCGACCCAGAATGTTCCAAAAAAGCAATCCAAGATGCAGTAGATCAATTGATGCTTACAATCCAAAAAACAGAAGATGAGGCATTCAAATGAATGAATGCTTTATTGTTCTGCTGGTGGCAATCGCAATCCTTGGAATAGTGCTTCCATACTTTGACCGATGAAACGCTCTCCACTTAAACGCAAAACCCCTCTCAAGCGAGGTGGGAAACTACGCCGAGTATCTGCAAAGAGAAAAGGCCAGAACGAAGTCTATAAAGATGTGCGAGAGAAGTTTCTAACCAACAACCCAGTCTGCCAAGTGTGCCGTTGCAAGATGACGAGCCAAGTTCATCATAGGCGAGGAAGGTTCGGGGATAGGCTAAATGAGGTTGAGTTTTTCTTGGCGGTGTGCTTCGAGTGCCATCATAAAATCCATCATAATCCAGCTTGGGCGTATGCAAAAGATTATTTGGTCAAGAGATGAATGAAGCTTGTACCCTTCATGAAAAGCTTCTTGATTCCCAAGAAGCAATTATCAATTTCAGAATGGTGTGAGCAGAGCTTGGTTCTTTCACCAAGAATCACAAACATTCCAGGCCCGTATAGCACAAATCTTACTCCCTATGTGAGGGAGCCCCTGGAGGCTTTTGGGAATGATTCTGTTAGGAGAATTACTCTGGTGTGGGGAGCCCAGACATCCAAGACAACCACAATTCTTGCAGGGCTTTCCTACAGGCTGGCAGTTGAACCATGCCCAGCACTTTGGGTAATGCCATCTGAAGCACTGGCAAGATCATTCTCAGAAACCAGGTGGTTGCCAATGGTGGACGATTGCCCAATTCTGGCAAAGGAAAAGCCAGAGAATACAGATAAAATAAAGATACTCGAACAGCACTTTAGAAAAATGAGCCTTTGGTTTGTGGGCTCAAACAGCCCAGCCAATCTTTCCTCCAGATCAGTTTCACTTTTGATGCTCGATGAGGTTGATAAATTTTCTGATGGCACAAATTCAAAAGAGGCTGGAGCATTGCAGTTGGCAGAAGCCAGAGTTGCAACATATCCAAACCATTTTGTTGTTTCCACCAGCACACCAACCACAGCAGATTCAATCATCTGGGCAGAGTGGCAGAAGGGAGACATGAGATTCTTCTTTGTTCCATGCCCCCATTGTGGACACAAACAAAAGCTTATTTGGGAGAGGGTGAAGTGGGATGAAAAGGCAAAGCTTGAAGATGGAGTGTATGACTTTGGGATTGTGAAAAATTCAGCCTACTATGAATGTGAAAACTGCCAGAAGCCAATTAGGGATGGACACAAAACAATGATGTTGAGGCAGGGTGAGTGGAGACCAACCAACCCCAAGGGTGAGCCAGGCAGAAGGTCATATCATTTGAATGGCCTATACCCACCGTGGGTAACCTTTGGAAGCCTGGCAGTTAAATTCCTACAGGACAAGCACAGCGGAATCATAGGGCTACAGGACTTTGTGAACAGGGTTCTTGCAGAACCATGGATGGAGCATGACCAGGAGAGGATAGAGATTATACCAGGCAAATATAAACTTGGTGAAGTGAACATGGGTGAGAAGCTTGTCATGGCCTGTGACATTCAAGAGGCCGGCGGCTTCCATGCCTGGTGTGTTGTGAGGGCTTGGGACATGGACGGGAAAAGCAGATTGGTGTGGGCTGGGAGGCTTGAAACCTGGGGAGACATCAAGGCCAAGGCAGATGAGTTTAATGTTGAGCCTAAAGCAACCTTTATTGATTCTGGTGACCAAACCCGTGATGTTTATTTGCATTGTTGCCAATGGGGTTTTATTGCCCTGGTTGGTTCAGACAAATCAAGCTTCTCAGAGATTGTTGGGGAGCAGAGAGTTCAAAGACCATTTGCCAGGATTGCAAATGGAGACCCATTCAGTGGAAAGAATGTTGGCTCCAGGGAGGGCTGGAAATGGAAGCTTTGCCCAGTTTGGAGATGGTCAAACCCAGCCATTAAAGACATCCTCTCCAACCTTTTGAAAACTGATGGATTTATTGCAGAAGATACACCAGAGGTTTGGAAGGTTCACATTTCATCTGAAACAAAGGTGGAGGTTAGGAATCCCATGACGGGCAGAACCAGGAGGGTGTGGAAGCAGATAGGCAAGCACAACCACTTACTTGATTGTGAGTGCATGGCCATTGTGGGTGCGGCTTTGCATAAGAGGCTGAAGATCATGCCCGCAGGCTTGACAGAGGAGATTGAGAATAATGGCGAAGGGTGATTTCATTGGCTTACCCATCGCCACCTTAAATTCCCTGCGTGACAAGTATGTTTCATGTCTAGAGGCAATTGCGGTGGCTGGTGCAAGTTATTCAATTGCTGGAAGATCATTCAGCAGGGCAAACCTGTCTGAGGTTAGAGAAATTATTGCTGAATTGACTCTTGCCATTCAGTCTGCATCTGGCACAAGAATTAGAACCACCTATGCAAAATTCGGCCCATGAAGCTTAAACAAACATTCCTGGATAAGCTTGTTTCATTTGTAAATCCCCAGGCTGGGGTTCAAAGGCTGATGGCAAAAAAAGCCCTTACCAAGTTTGAATATGATGCAGTAAAATACACTAGGGAAAGACGCGGTCCGAGCAATCTATCTGGTGCAGAGGACTTTAGATCAAATTATGATCGTGTAGAGTTGATGAAGAGGGCAAGAGACCTGGCAGAAAACAATGGTCTGGTTCGCTCCATATTGATGAAGTTTGCAAGCCATGTTGCATCAAACATTACATACCAATCCAGGACAGATAACCCCAAGGCCAACACAGAGATTGAGGCATACTGGAATGAATGGTTTGATAATTGTGACCTATCAACCAGGCACACAGGCTCAACCCTTATGCAAGTTGCAACCATGTCCATGCTCCGTGATGGCGATTTTCTTTTTGTATTGGTCAGAGATAAGAATGGAGACTTAAAACTCCAGGGTATTGAATCTGATAGACTCGGTGACCCATACAAAACTTATACAAGCCTAGAGCTTATTGGTGGCATTCATATTGATAGGGACACTGGCGCCCCCACTGCTTATGATATTTACAATCGTAGCATTGGGGATTTCTATTCCTACCAAGTAACCATTTCAGCCAGCCAGGCATTCCACTATTTTGACCCACTCAGAATTGACCAATACAGGGGCGTGTCTGCTTTCCACACTGCCATCAATGATGCCACTGATATTTATGACATTGTGAATTTTGAGAAGCTGGCCGCCAAGGTTGCCAGTTCCCAGAGTGCAGTTGTGAAGAGGTCAAACAACAACGCCTCCGACCTTAGTGCCTTAACCACAGAGGAAAACTTTGATAACCAACAAATCAAGCTAGAATCAATGGAATCTGGCAAGGTTAGCTATTTGGAGCCAGGAGAGGACATCATTTTCCCAGACGGCCCCAGCAGACCCAGTGGAGCCTTTGCAGAGTTTCATAAAATCTTATTGAGAAATATCTGCATGGGACTTGGAATCCCCTACTCCTTTGCTGTCGACCCATCTGCCATGTCCGGCCCCACAGCCAGGCTTGAAATGCAACAGGCTGGAAGAACTTTTAACAGATACCAGAAGCTACTTAATGATAAGGTTCTGAATCCAATCAAGAACATTGTTATTGCTGATGGTGTAGCCAGGGGAATGATCAGTGGCAATGGAGCCAAAACAACCAAGGGCATTTTCAATTTTGGAGCCAATGTTTCTATCGACCTCGGACGGGAATCTATGGCAAACATTGCAGAGTTTAAGGCTGGACTGACCACAGCAAGCTCAATCTATGCAGAGAAGGGGCTGGATGTTGAAGCGGCCTTTAGGGCAAGAGCCATTGAGACCAAGATGATTCAAGACCTGGCAAAGGAATATGGAGTTCCAGCCCAAGCGGTTTCTGAAATTCTTTTGCCCACAGGCCAGCCAGCACAGGCAGGGCAACCAGGACAAACAACCCAAGACGGCCAGCAGGTGGAAGGCCAAGAGGATGTTATTGGGCAAAGCCTCAATGGAGCCCAGGTTGCTTCCCTCATCAATGTCATCAATGCAGTGGCGGCTGGTGCATTGTCCAAGGAGGGTGCAGTTTCAGTTATCACGGCCGCCTTCCCAACCATTTCAAGGGAACAGGCCATTGGCATTGTTGCTGGTGTGCAGTCTGGAAAAATCATTCCAACCACAGAAAAAGAAAAGCAAGCCGCCCAAGATGGACAACAGGATGAAGGCCGGGGTGGGGCTCCAGTTCCAGCAACACCTAAAGCCCCAGTTGCACCTACAGGCTTAGAGGAGTTGAAGTGCCCACTACCAACTCAAGATGTAAAACTCAATCTTGAGAATAGACAGACAGCAGTTGATAAGGCCAATTACGGCCCAGCAAATCCTAACGAACCCAATGAGAGCTACTGGAAAGCCAAGGCCAATGAGTTCCAGGGTGATGTTGCAACTGCAAAGAAAATGCTCTGTGGCAATTGCGCCGCATTCAACCAAACCAGCAAACTACTGGGTTGCATCAAAAATGGAATTGGTGAAGATGCCAATGAAGTAGCACTGGGTGGGAACCTTGGATATTGTGAAATTTTTGATTTTAAATGTGCGGCCAAAAGAACCTGCGATGCCTGGATTGTTGGCGGCCCGATGACAGATAAAAAAAAACAAGCTGAACAAGCCCTATCAAGCCTAAGCCAACAAGAGCTTAAAATGCTCATTGCTGGAATGATGGGTGGCATTGAGTTGGGCAAGTATGATGGGATTGATTTTACACCACCAGAAGGAGCCAGGGAGTCGGCCAAGAGGGCTTTGGATGTAAGGGAAGAGAAACCAGCCAGCCAAAAGGGAATGACGCCTGTGGGCATTGCCAGGGCTAGGGATTTGATCAATGGGGTTAAGTTCTCTCCAGACACCGTCCGCAGAATGAAGGCATTCTTTGATCGCCATGAAGTCGATAAGAAGGGTGAAACTTGGGATGAGCAGGGTAAGGGCTGGCAAGCCTGGAATGGGTGGGGTGGTGATGCTGGCTATTCCTGGGCAAAGAAAGTTGTTGGCCAGATGGAGTCAAGAGACAAGAACCTTTCAGAACCAAAAGATGAAACTGAATTTGCTGACGACAAAGAGATTCTAAACCCATGCGGGATGAAGGACGATGGAACTTTTGATGATAAGAATACCTGTTCTTCTGGCTATGGAAGGCCAAAGCTTGTTGGTGGATATAGCCCCAAGAGACCAGGGGGCAAAATCATTGCAAAGCCAGCCCCTCCAGCACCCAAGCCACCCGCTCCTCCTCCGCCTCCTCCTCCTTCTGCACCCACAGGCAAAACCCCTCCACCCCCATCTAAAACTCCTTCACAAGAAAAAGAAGGAAGAAATACATCTGTTAAGAAAAAGAAGGCTGTTGAAAAGGTTGAGAATGAACTTCTAAAAATGGGCATTAAATATGTTGATTTGCCAGATCATATTGACGCCGCAAAACTTATACAAAAAGAAGTGGCCGACCTTCAGAAGGCTGGATATGGAACACCTAAAAGCCTTGGCAGAGGAATGCTTATGGGCAGTTCGGTTGCCTGGGCAACAGGCAGAAGCAATTATCAAGAGGTTGAATTTAATCATGCTAAAGGTGCAAGATATAGACAGATTACAGAGTTTTCTGATTCCATCGAGCTTTCAGTTAAATCTGGCCATTGGGCTTCTCCAAGCGTTGTTGCACATGAGCACGGGCATTCACTCCATGGACAAATAATTGGCAGAGATGGGTTTCAAAACATTTGGACATGGAGCAAGTTACCCAAAGAGCAACGAGCCAGGATTAGGCCATTGGCGGCCAAGGTAAGCAGATATGCCACCACAGACCCACTGGAATTTGTGGCTGAAACTTTTGCTGGACACACGGCTGGGAAAAGATATTCTAAGGATATATATGACGCCTACAACGAGCTCCGAGGGCCGAAGCTGAAATTCTAGTTATGCTAATAACTGAACAAGATTTTACTCCAGAATCCTACCAGGAGACTAAGGACTTATGGTGGAGAAGGCTCTTTGGTAGTGAGCCACCCAAAGAAAAGGAACTAGCCAGACCAGGTGCAAAGTCTGCCTCCCAGACTCCAGCCCCACCAAAGGAAAGAATCAAGGGTTCTGAACAGAACAAGCCTGGTTCAGCGGCTACAAAAAGCACTGGTGGCAAGATTGAGATTGGAGAGGGTGCAGAGGAATCAATCAAGAACAAGCTGAAGGAATGGAAAGACAAGAACCCTGGCAAGAAAGCCCCATCCCTGGGAGCTCTAAAGAAGGTGTTCAGAAGGGGTGCTGGAGCCTACTCAACAAGCTTCAGACCAACCATTGGTGGTGGTAAGCCTAACTCCAGGAATGCCTGGGCATTGGCTAGGGTGAACAAGTTTCTGCTCATGGCAGGTGGTGGCAAGGTGAAAGCATCCTACCGCCAGGCTGACGGCGACCTGCTTTGACATAACCTGGGCTTTTATGCCCCTGCCCTTACCTAGTGGTGATGAGTCCGAACAGGACTTTGTTTCTCGATTCATGGGAGATGAAGAAGCTGTAGCAAAATTCCCAGATGAAACCCAGAGGGCGGCTGTGGCCTATAGCACCTATAAGGATGAGGAAGAAATGGAATGCGGGGACGAGGAAATGGAAGCAAATGATTTTGGCGGGGTAAGCATTCTTGAGATTGGTGAGGCCAAGGGGCATGACTTGTTTGTGGACAAATTAAGCCTGGAGAAGGCAATGGACATCATGAAACAGGCTCCCAATGGAGTTAAGGTCAAGATGAACCACGGCTCTGGATTGGATGCGGTCGTCGGCTTTGCAAGGAATGCCAGGATTGAGGGTAATAAGCTGGTTGCAGACCTAAGACTTTTGAAGAGTAGCCAGCATTATGGATTGATTAAAGAGATGGCAGATGAGGCTCCAGATCAGTTTGGAATCTCCCTGGCATTTGTGAATGAGAGTGAGTCAATCAATGGCAAGGACTACATCAGACCCCAAAGCATTGCCTCTGCTGACTTGGTTTCTAGCCCAGCGGCAACCAATGGATTGTTTGAAGAAATGATTAAGTTCATGGAGAAGGTAAAAGAATTAAGGTGTTGGGATGGTTACAAGCCAGCAAAAGGTTCCAAGCCCTATGAAACAGGTTCTTGCGTAAAAGCAGAAAAGAAACTCGGCTATATGGCCGGAGGTAAGCCAATCCCCATTGACCTGCCCAATGCAGTTGTTGAGGGTGATGGTTTGACAAAACAAGGAGAAACAATGGAAAACAATTATTCTAAAGATATCGAGGACATCAAGGTTCGCCTAGCGGCCATTGAAGATTCGATGAAACCCAAAAATGAAAAGATGGCTGAAGCGCCTGTGGATGAGCAAGCTGTTGTCGAAGACAAAGCGGTTGCAGAGGGTGCAAAAGCTGAAGGAGAATCTGTTGAAGAGGAAAAGCAAGAGGAGTCAATGAGTGAAGTGGTTAAGAAGGTTCTTACCCAGTTCGGCATTAAGCCCATCCCTGCATCCCCTGCTGTTGAGGTTGCTCTTGAAAAGAAAGAGGAACCAAAGAACTTTGAAGGTCTTGTTTCTGCTCATGCAGAATATAAGACTTCGAAGCTGAAGGCTATGAAGGCCGTCATGCTTTCCAACCCCAAAGAATATGCTGAGGCTCTTAGCCGTGGCATTAAGAACATCTAACAAAAGGATAAATAAAAAATGAGCACGCAAATTGATAATGGGTATCGGACTTTCTCAACATCGTCCGCTATCTCCGCTTATCGCATGGTTCAGCCTTCTACCGTCACTGCTGGTGGCGTTGATGTGGCTGTAACTGGTGCGACCAAAGCTATTGGTTCAACCCTTGAGGATGTAGCGGCTGGCGGTTATGTAACCGTCAAGCTCTTTCATCCTACGTACTTCGCAACCGTCAGTGGCGTGGCCGCTGTGGGTGATGTTGTGAAATTCGATGCCCTTGGTCAAGTTACGACCCTTGCGGCAAACCTTGTTACTGCTGGAATTGCATTGGAAGCCGCTACTGCGACTTCTGCTGTGATTGAAATTGCAGTGCCAATGTTCTAACCCATAACCAAGAAAGAATAATAATACAATGAGTTTTATTTCTGGTGGCACAACCATTCGGGCCGATATCAACCAGGCGTTGATCGAGGCTCCTAACACCGAGACTGGCTTGATTGGAGCAGAGGTTCTGCCTTTGCTTCCTGTCCCTGCCAAGAGCGGCCAATATCTTAAAGTTCAGCTTGCACAAGCTGACCTATTAAACAATGACTCTAAGCCTCGCGCGGCCGCTGGTGACTACGCCCGTGCTGTTCGTGCGTTTGGGACTGACACCTACGACACGATTGAGTATGGACTCGAAGAGCTAATTGATGATGGTTTTCGCGCAGATGCTGACAGGTTTTTTGATCTCGAAGCATCGTCTGCCCGCTTCCTCCTCCGCCAAATCAAGCTTGGCCATGAGAAGCGTGTAAGCGACCTATTGTTTGCAAGCACAACCCCATTCACAACTGCTGACCAGAGCGCAATCTCTGCCTACACCAATGCGAATCTTTCCAACATTGATGTGGCTGGTGACATTGCTGGTGCTCGCACTGAGTTGAACAAACTTGGTTACGAAGCCAACACAATCATCATGTCTGCCCCTGTGTTTGAGCGTATCCGCCGCACAACCAAACTCCAGAACCAGTTCTTTGGTGTTGTTTCTGACACCAAGGGCCGTCTCCTGGCTGAAGCTGAAATCGCCGCCGCCCTTGGGGTTGAGCGGGTTTTGGTTGGTCGGGCCGCAATCAACTCTGCTAACAAGAACAAAACTTACTCTGGTGGGTTCATTGTTCCCAATACGCAGATCATTGTTGCCAATGTGCAGAGTGGTCAGTTCACTGCTGGTGGAATTGGTCGTACCCTGGTGTGGTCGGCTGATGCCCCTGGTGGTTTTGTTTCTGAAAGCTATCGTGATGAAGCCCGTCGCTCCAACGTTCTCCGTGTTCGCATGAACACCAGTGAGAAACTGATTGATGCTAACGCGGCTGTTCGTATCACCACTAGCTTCGCCTAAAGACTGCTGTTGGTGTGTTCCTTGTGGGGGCTGGAGGGCTAAAACCTTCCAGCCCCTACTTTTTTGACAGCACTATAATACTATTATGCCAGACCCAACAACTTCAGTCGCCTACTATTCTCAACTATCCCATGCATCCAGACCTGGAACCAGGTATAGCTCAACCACTGCAAGTGCCACTACTGGAACATTTGCTGGTCTTGTGGCTGTGACTGATACTCGGTTCTATTCCCTTACATCTTCAACAACTGGCATGAGTGGATTTGCCAATACTACTATTGGTTCTGCCACCACAATCCCTGCTGGAACTTATCTTCCTGGGGATGTTTCTTCATTCCAGCTACATACTGGCCTAGTCTTAGCCATCGGGAGCTAAAATGCCCAAGTTGGGTTACGGATATGCCCTTTATACTGGGAGTGCATCTAGCCTTCCTAGCGACATTTCTGGGTTAGCTCTGTGGCTAAAGGCTGATGCTGGCGTTTCCCAGGTTAAGAAATCTACTCTTGCGAATGGGTTGCTTGCATACTGGAATCTGGATAATAATAGTTGGCTTGATTCAAGCGGAAACGGGCGAACTTTAATAAACAATAATGGAGTCGGAAATTCATCTGGAATTATTAACAACGGAGCAATCTTTGATTCAAGCAACTGGTTAAAGGC